GTAGACATAAATAAACCTCCAAATTACTTAGGTAATTGAATAGAACCGCCACCAAAAATAGATTGGCGAAAGCGATCGATGTAACCCATAATCTTACCGAAAACACCTTCCTCAGCTCGAGACAAATTCTTAGCCTTCGGAACTTGAGATTCCATTAACTTATTCTGCACTTCAAGATTCTTAGCACTGTTAGTAGAAACAGTAGTATCCGCTCGAATCTTGTCATTAGACGCCTCTAAATTATCAATCTCCGCTTGCGCACGAGCTATAGCTAAGGCAGAAGCAAGCGCCGGATTAACCAAATCATAAGCCTGAGCCGTAGAACCTGAGGGAGTAGACGCACCACCGGCACCCGCGGCCACCATAGGATTGATACCAGCCGTACGCATATCATTGACCTGACGTTGATAAGCAGTCGACGACATACGTTCTTGAAAAGCACGATTCTCCGCAGCATTCGCATCCGCCTTATCTTGCTGGTTCGCCGACGAATCAAAACCAGCGCCTGCGCCTAAGAGACTCCAATTACCAGTATAATAGGCAGCTACAGCACCAAGAATAGTTCCTAAAACGTTCCTAGACATAAGTCACCTCAAAAGTGATCAATCAAACCAGGAACACCATAAACCGGCATCGGGCGCGCACACTTCAAACGCATATAAGAATCAAACAAAAAGTGCGGCTCCGATGAAACAGCAATAACACGATCAACCGGCGGATTCTCAACAATGAACTCATCGTTCAATAAAGGAACAGTGGCAAAATCTTGAGACAAGTGCCAAAAATCCAACGTCTGCGCAAAGCTCGAACGAAACTCACCCGTAATCATAGAAGGTTTATAACGATACTCAGCAAAACGCTCCTGATAACCAAAAACATCATCATCAGCCGAACTCGCGTCGGCAAAAATCTCCTTATTCAAAACAGCCTGTTCGCCAATATGCGAAAGAGCAGGCCAGTAAAAATCAAAACGAGTAGACCTACTAAACATACGATTTAAACCCTGCTGATACGTAAGATCAGCACGAACACAAACAAGACCAATAATCAAACAATGCTCCGTAAAAGACTTCGAAAAACCATGACCACTCAAAGAAGCAACTCCCATCGCCGCCAAGTTACCTTGGGGCGTGGTATCCAACGTCGAAGACGTCTGGGGAATCGGAGATACATTAACATGCGTAGAACCTCCACCAAGATATTCAGGGCGCTGTAAACGCGCATCAGGAGAAACAACACCAAAATGAGAACGCACAATCTCCGTATAACGAGTACCACCTCGCGCATCACGCTCATAGAGCTTCTGAACCTGAAAAGCCTGACGTAAAACATTAATCGTAGCCGTAGTAGCAGCAGACAAATCTACACGAATATCCGGAAAATCATTGGTACCACTGGTACCAGTAATACCTTCCTCAATATAAAAAGCAGTGTCATTCGAATTATTATCCCAATGCGAAGCAGTGGCATAAACACTCGTTGTACCATCGGATTCTCGAACAGTAACATTCGAATCACCAAAAACAGTATTCAACTTACCAATACCAAGAATCGGGGCTCGACCACCAAGAGGCACTTCAACAGCAGGACCCTTCTGAGGCCAGGGCAAGCAAGAAGTAAAATAGTCGTGGCGCTTACCACGACGTAAAAGAACATAATCAGTAGGAGAATCAGGACCGTCATCACGGTCAACTACGACAGAATCTTGAAGATTTTGATCACGAAACCACTCATTATAAATTAAGTTATAAGCACGGTGAAAAAGAGAAGAATGCACGAGACCGGGAATACCCACCGGCAAACCAAAATAATCATGCAAAGAACTTGCCGCATAACCGGTACCCGCAGTAGATGTCATCTCAGGAACAACAAAATCCGTAGAATCATCAGGATCAATCTGTTCACCATTAAACTTCTGCCAGTTATCCCATACCAAACGATAAGGAACAGCAAAAAAGAAAGTATCCATAAACATATTATCCATGATCGGCTTCAAAGGCGTAGCCAAACGAGCAAAAGCCGTCATATTCATATTGAATGTATCGCCCGGAAGGGCTTCATCCAAAAAAACAGGAACAAGCCAACCAGCATCAAACGTTGTCTTATAACAATGTGAACGATCAAACTGAGAACGCGGAATCTCCGCTTTAGGAACCTGAGAAAAAGTATGTGAACTCTGACCAGAAGATGGAACACGATTCATCGTAAATCCCCCAAAGAAAAAGCCCCCTCGGTGAGGGGGCTAAAGTTAAAAATCAACCCGGCAAACGCTTACCAGCTTCGAACTGTTCTCGTAGATCGAGAACATTCTGCGCCTCAGCAGCATGAGGACGCTTAATAAATTCGATAGCTGTACCTAACGAAACAGGAGCCGGGTGAGGAGTAAAAACAGAATTAGAATCATCCCACTCGCCAAGCTCGAACAAAGTAAAATCCGAGGCATACCTCGAAAAATTGTGGTCAGCACTATTAGCAGCATCCGTAAACGAACGTATAGCCAGACCACGAGACTGAACAAAAAAAGGAGGTAAATAGGCTTCCGCCTTGGAATCATAAACAGTATAAGCTTTAAGTTTCATGTTAAACCCCGTTTAAGTTGAGAAACACGCGAACGCACAATACGCTCACGTACCTGTAAGCGATCCCGCGTAGCATCACCAGCACGCCGAACCGCAGACTCTAAACGCTTATTAGCCAACCGCTTCGCTTCTATCGGCGAATCAAGCTCGTACTGCAGCTTATAATACTTAGGCGGCTTCATCTTAACGCCTCGCATAACCACAAAATCATCAGGGTAAACATCAGAGCGGTAGCGATTAAACCATTCTCTACCAATACCCGGACGACGCGACATCGTAGTGTACTCGGGAGTCCGTTTAAAAAATTCACCAGTGCTGTCATCAATCCAAACATAGTGCTCATCCGCTGAGACGCCAGTAACCTTCTTCATAACATACCGCGCTACATAGGCGGCAGATTCAAAAGTAACCTCACCAATACTGCCAAAGCCAAAAGGCCACAAAGAAGCAAGTACATCCGAAGAATAAAGAGGAACGTCGCCCACACCAACCTTCCAGATCTTCTTATCATAAAAATCGAAATTAAAGAGGCAAGCATGATAATGAGGTCTCCCAAATTGTTCGCCATACTCTCCACAATGAAAATAGCGAACTCCAGTACCAAACTTCTTCCGAAGACGCTTCATAAACTTAGGAAACGCCGACTTATCTAATCCATGATCTAAGGGTAGATGATTATCATCGTAGGTCAAGGTGATAAAACAATTACGATCATACAAAGAAGCCTCATGAACGCAACGCATCGCCCATTGCCGCGAACGTTCCAGACGACAACCAATACATTGACCACAAGGGACCTCCATAGGAAGGTCCCTAAAGCCAAGAGTAGGAGTAAAAACAACAGAATACTTACCAGACGCACCAGGGGTGCGAGAACGCCATCCCTTAATGGGATAGAAACAAGGCATCAGAGTCGAATACCACCGCGCATAGGACCAACCTGCGTGGACTGCAAGAAATTCTTGCGATGAACACCCCTAGCAGATCGAGTAAAACTCTGACGAGAATGACGCTTAGATAGCTTAAAACGACTCTTCATAAACACCTCCAAAAAATAAAAGAATAAAAAAATCAATAGGAAAATTGAAAAAATAAAATATAAATAAAAAACCGCGCGCGCGTAAACGCACACACGATAAAAAAATAATAGGCCAGGAAAGGCCAAAAAACAAATAAATAAAAAATAAAAAAAGGGCCAGGAAAGGCCCATAGACTGACACAAGGTGTCAGTCAGACCAGTTACATCAAGTAGGTAACTGGTCTAGCGAACCAAAAGGTTCGCAAATAGGCCAGGAAAGGCCAAAAAAAGCCCCCAGAAGGGGGCTAAAAGGGCAGGAGTAGCCACGGGGAGTGGAAGCACAGCAAACCCTGCCCAGAGCAGACTAACGCGCCCGTTAAGCATCACCAGCAGGTTTAGCATCCGTAGCGGGCTTGTTGGGCACCGGCTTCGCCGCTGCCTTGGACAAATCAGGAGAAGACTTAGGCTCGACAGCCTTAGCGAGACCAAGTCTAACCATCTCCTCCGAATTCTTCGGGTCCATAGCAAAATCTAAAAAAGCACCCGGATCATTACCAAAACGGGTGCGAACAGAAGCCGGGAGCGACATAAACGCAGCATTCGCTCGAACAACATTGTTCATCGAGGAATGATAATCAAGGCCCTGAGAAACATCTTCATAACGGCCTTCATAGCGTTGTAAATGCGCAATCGTACCCGTCTTCTGATAACGAGACATAATCGTATTAATATCACACTCAGCCTTAAAAGCTTGC